GCTAATTGTGCCGCTTATTATAATGCTTATAATGCTGCTTACTATGCTTATGTTTCTTCTAATGCTACCAACCCTGATTGGAATGGCAGTGATATTGTCGCTGGATACGTTAAGAAATATGAAGAACTACTAGAGGAGAGAGGCAATGAATAAACATATCGAGCTTGTCAAAAGATGGTTAGACGATCCAGACAGTGTGACAACAGAAGAATTGAAAGCTAACGCCGATACTGCTTGGGCTGCTTGGACTGATGATGATGCTGCTTTTGCTGCTGTTGCTTATTTTGCTTCTGCTGATTCTGCTAATGCTGCTGCTGCTTATGATGCTAATGCTTATGCTGCTGTTGCTTATTATGCTGATGCTGCTAATGCTGCTGTCAACTCTGCTGCCAAGCACGTTAAGAGATACGAAGAACTACTAGAGGATAAAGGCAATGAATAAACATATCGGGCTTGTCAAAAAATGGTTAGAAGATCCAAGCAGTGTGACAACAGCGGAGCTGAGAGCTAACGCCGATGCTGCTTATGCTACTGCTGCTCCTGCTGCTGCTTGGGCTTATGCCGCTGCTTGTGCTGCTGCCGATGCCGCTGATGATGCCTCTGCTTATGCCGCTGCTGATGCCGCTAATGCTGCTGCTTATACTGAATATACTGCCAACTGCGTTAAGAGGTATGACGAATTAACAGAGGATAAAGGCAATGGATAAGCATATCGAATTGGTAAAGAAGTGGCTGGACGATCCAGACAGTGTGACTAAAGAAGAACTTAAAGCTAATAGCCGTTCTGCTGAAGGTTATCATTCTGCTTATGATGCTAATGCTTATGCTGCTGGCGCTGCTTGGGCTGCTTGGGCTGCTGCTGATGATGATGTTTATCTTCAACATGCTATTAAATGTGTTAAAATATACGAAGAACTAATAGAGGAGAGAAAAGATGTATGAGTTTATTATTTTTGTAGTGGGTGCAGGACTGGGTTACTTTGGCTGTGATGTTATTCGTTCACTGTATAACAAAGTATATGATAGTATTGAATCTTTAGATAAGGAGAAGTAACATGAAGGGTCAGACTCATGGCGGTAAAGGTAGTACACAGCGTAAAACATCCTTGACATACGGTGATAACTATGATAGAATCTTCTGCTCTAAGTCAGCGACCAAGGTAGATGAGCCACCAGTAGATGAGGTGTCCCCTTTAGATTATGGTAGAAGTAACTGGCGACCTGCCAATGGAGGTATGGCTAAACCGTTTGAAGATGACGGTAACGAATATCTTTTAATGTACAACCTAGCTACTGGTAAAGAAGCATTGTTCAATATAACTGACGATAAGTTTGAGGAACTTAATAAATGAAACTTAAAAATGCTTGGAGGCTATGGGCTTTAAGCCTTGGCGAAAGAGCAGGAACTAATGATAAAGAAGCAGACACCGTTGCACTAATAAGAACTTTGATAGCTATAATAAACGTGACGACCTGCTTCTTTATCTCAGCTAACATACTACATCAATGGGGAGTTTGGTAATGATTGAAACAGGTTTAGAACATTCAATAGGTAACATTGTTAATTGGCATTTTGAACGTAACTTAATTGCAGGTTCAGATGATAAACAACAAGTGTTAAAATTAATACAGGAGGTAGGAGAACTATCAGATAGTATATGTAAAGGTGCGTGTCCCATTGACGACATCGGAGACATCATTGTAGTGTTGGTTAATATAGCAGAGCGTAATGACATATCAATTAAAGACTGCGTTGACCATGCTTTCAATGACATCAAAGATCGTAAAGGTGTAATGGTCGATGGCATATTTGTTAAAGAAGAAGATAACTTTGATCCCGATTCAATCGGAAACCGATAACTTAACTGGAGAAAACTTATGAAGTATTTAATTTTATTACCTGTATTGGCGTTAGCAGCTTGTGGTACTGACGAAGTAGAAGAAGTGGCTACTGTTGTAGAGCCTGCATACAAACCAATCGAAGAAGTAATACAAGTAACTACAAAGGCAGGTAACTTGGTAGTATTAAACACACCAGAACCTGTTGTAGTTGAAGTAGAAACACCTGCACCAGAACTTGTTGTGGTAGAATCTATCGCAGTGGAAGAGGTTGCACCAGAGCCAGTTGTCGTGGAGGAAACTGCGCCAGTAATCGAAGAAAGTGTGGAAGTTAGTCTTGACATCACACCCGAAGTATGATATACTCCACATCCAATTTAACATCAACTCAAACAAGAGGAAAGTAACATGGCAATTTTAGAAGGTACTGCATACTGGGCAAGTGTAACAACTCCGAATACTACATTCGAGCCTGTGTATTCTGTTAATCTAGTTGTAGATAATGCAACAGCAGAGAAGTTTCAAGCTGATGGTTTCACCATTAAGCAGATGGACGAAGGCCCTGCTATTGTTATTAAGCGTAAGGTCAATGGCCCTAACGGTATGGTTCGCCCTGCTCCAAAGCTCGTTGATAAAAACAAACAGCCGTTAGATTGTGCGATTGGTAATGGCTCAAGTGTTAAAGTCCAGTACAAAGAATGGGAGTCTAACTGGAAAGGTAAGTTGTTTAAGGGCTTGGACTTCCAAGCTATGCAGGTACTAAACTTAATCGAGGTCGGCACACCAGATGGTGCTGAGTTTGATTCATTCGATGACGCAGATATGGAAGGAGAATTTTAATGAATGTTTTAAATATGGATGGTGTCACCTACGACATTGATAAGTTAGATCAAGAAGGTCAAGTAGCTTGTGTCCTATTAAGTAGGGTGCAAGCTAAGATTCAAGAAGCCACTATGGAACTTGATATTCTTACAGCTTCTTCTATCCAACTAACCGAGAAAGTTAAAGACGCATTAACGGATGATGCGATTGTTACAGATACGGAAGAAGATGAAACCTAAACCCACAAGGAAAATATCATGGGATTCGTTAAGCATAACCAACCCTGTCACGATTGTGGCGGGAGCGATCCAGTCTCTATAAACGATGATGGATCTGCATACTGTTTTAGTTGTAGTACATTTTTTAAGGACTATAGTACATCGGACGTACACCACTGTAAAGAGGATAACATTATCGACTTCACGCCGAACAACAATAGCCACGATGGTTTCGCACCATCCCGAAACTTTAATGCACTAACAGACAGAGGTATTAGCTTAGACACAGCCAAGAAGTATGGCGTAAAGAGTAAGATGCAAGGCGGTAAGATTGTTGACCACGCTTACCCATACTTCATTAAAGGTGAAGAGGTTACATCAAAGATCCGCAAAGCTAACAAAGAGTTTATGTGGACTTCAACACCCAAGGAAGTTGGACTCTTCGGAGAACAGCTATTTAAAACAGGCGGCAAATTTATTACACTCGTTGAGGGCGAGTGTGATGCAATGGCTGCTTATGAATTACTAGGTAGCAAGTGGCCTGTCGTATCAATAAGATCTGGTGCGGCAGGCGGTGCTAGAGATGTTAAGAATAGCTTAGAGTTCTTAGAATCTTTTGACACTGTAGTCATATGCTTTGACAACGACAAGGCAGGTAAGGAAGGAGCAAGAGCAGTTGCCAAGCTCCTCACACCTAACAAAGCTAAGTTGATGACACTGCCTGAAGACTACAAAGACCCTAACGATATGCTCAAAGCTCGTAAGCATTCGACATTCGTCAATTGCTTTTGGGATGCTAAGGTCTATACACCCTCAGGTATTATGAACCTATCCAATCAGCTTGATGAGTATAAGCGTTTACGTTCAGAAACATTACCATCTATCCCTTATCCTTGGCGTGGTCTTAACGAGAAGCTAGAAGGTATGAGAGCAGGTGAGCTTATTACTTTGACAGGTGGTACTGGACTCGGTAAGTCCTCTGTGACACGAGAGCTAGAGCATTGGCTTATCAATCACACTGACGACAACGTAGGTATCGTAGCTCTTGAAGAGAACTGGATGCGTACTGCTGAGGGTATCATGGCTGTTGAAGCTAACGCCAAGCTACACTTAGATAGTGTTAAGAATGAGATAGGTGATGAGCAGTTAGAGCGTTACTACCGTAAAGTATTTATGGGAGAGAACGAAGGTCGTGTATGGATTCATGCCCACCTTGGTGTCAATCACTTAGATGACATCTTCAGTAAACTACGCTACTTGATCGTTGGTTTAGATTGTAAGTGGGTAGTTGTAGATCATCTGCATATGCTTGTGCTTCAAGCCTTAGAAGGTGACGAGCGCAAAGCTATTGACAGTATCATGCACCGACTACGATCTCTCGTAGAAGAGACAGGTGTATGTATGATTCTTGTGTCTCACCTCAGACGTATTGATGGTAACAGAGGACACGAGAACGGTATCGAAACTGGTTTGTCACACCTTAGAGGTTCACAATCTATTGCACAGCTAAGTGATTGTGTAATTGGTTTGGAACGTAATCAACAATCCGATGACGAGATTGAAGCGTCAACTACTAGAGTTCGTGTACTCAAGTCTAGGTACACAGGTAATGTTGGTCTAGCTACTAGCTTGCAATACGACTCACAATCTGGTAGACTTAACGAGGTAGATGATTACGACCCCAGTGAATTCACAGCGGAGGATGAACTATGAACTTAGTATTCGATATAGAAGCAGATGGTCTTGACCCGACAGTATTACACTGCATCGTAGCAATAGATGTAGATACTAAAGAAGTTCACAAGTTTGACAACACTCAGATCGCTGAGGGTATCTCATTTCTATACAACGCCGAGAAACTTATCGGTCATAACATCATAGGCTATGACATCCCTGCCATTAAGAAAGTAACTGGTATAGATCTAAGTCACATCAAGACCGTCGACACTTTGGTACTATCACGTTTGTTTAAACCAACTCGTGAAGGTGGTCATGGCTTAGAGTCATGGGGCTATCGCTTAAAGTTTAACAAGGGTGACTACGGCCAGAGCGAAGGTGCTTGGGATGTATATACACCAGAGATGTTGGAGTATTGCGTCAATGATGTTGAGCTTAATGTTAAAGTCTATAACGCTCTCAAGTTTGAGTCAAAGGGATTCACTGCTCAGTCAGTCCGACTAGAGCATGGTGTCGCTAAGATTATAAACGAGCAACGTGAAAATGGTTTTGTCATAGACCAACGACTTGCAACAACTTTAATTGCACAGTTTGAAGAGAAGCTCGCTGACATTATCTATCAAGTACAAGAAGTATTTAAACCTAAAGTAACAGTTCAAATCTTGAAAGCTCAATTCACTAAGTCTGGTGCGCTGTCAAAACTGGCAAAGGATCAGGACGGTAAAGGTATTAGACTTACTGAAGAAGAGTTCAACGCACTAACACTAAAGCCTAACAGCCCTATCAAACGTGAGACTCGTGTAGAGTTTAACCTTGGCTCTCGTAAACAGATAGGTGAGTATCTAATACAGTTTGGTTGGAAGCCTAAGAAGCACACACCAACAGGTCAGCCAATTGTAGATGAGGGTACACTATCTAAGATCAAGAACATACCAGAAGCACAACTGATTGCTGAGTACCTTATGGTTCAGAAGCGGTTAGCTCAGGTAAATAGTTGGATGAAAGAAATGTCTGACGAAGGTAGAGTACATGGGTATGTCAATCCTAATGGTGCAGTAACAGGACGTATGACTCACTCACATCCTAACATGGCACAGATACCTAGCTCTAATAGTCCTTACGGTAAGGAGTGTCGTAGCTGTTGGACTGTGCCACCTAAACATAAACTGGTGGGCATTGATGCTTCAGGCTTAGAACTACGAATGCTTGCACACTATATGAATGACGAGGGATATACAAATGAAATTCTCAACGGAGACATACACACCGCTAATCAAAAACTTGCTGGACTTGAATCAAGAAATCAGGCTAAAACTTTCATCTATGCACTCTTATACGGAGCTGGAGATGCGAAGCTTGGATCAGTGGCTAACAAAGGCAGAGAGCATGGCAAGAGACTTAGAAAATCATTCTTCGATAATCTACCATCATTTAAGTCTCTTACGGCGAGCGTACAACGACAAGCAAAAGGAGGATATGTCAAAGGGCTTGACGGACGTAAGCTAACTGTACGTTCTGAACACGCTGCATTGAATACATTATTACAGGGTGCAGGTGCTATAGTTATGAAGCAAGCACTAGTGTTCCTTGATGACAGCCTCAAGAGAGCCAAGCTTAGATATAAGTTTGTAGCAAACGTACATGATGAATGGCAGATTGAATGCCACGAAGATGATGCAGATGCTGTAGGTAAAGCAGGAGTACGAGCTATCATGGAAGCAGGAGAGTCATTAGCTCTTGCATGTCCTCTTGATGGTGAGTATAATGTTGGTGACAACTGGTCGGAGACACACTGATGAAACAGGAAGAGTTTGATATAATGTTAAACGAACACTCCGACCTTGGTTGTGAGGACGGAAAGAGTTGTAGTAAATGTAAAAAGTTTTTACCACTTGATGCTTTTAACTTTGCATCAGGCGGTAACTACTTACGAGCTGAGTGTCGTAGCTGTAATAATGAAATGCAGAAGGTGCGCAAAGCTTTACGAGAAGAACATGGTATGCCACCCGAAGGCTACCACTGTCCCATTTGTAACAAGAACGCAGCAGAAGTTAAGGGTACAGGCAATACAAGGAACGGATCATGGGTACTTGATCATTGCCATGAGACAGGAGAGTTCAGAGGGTGGTTATGCCATAAATGTAACAGAGCATTAGGCGGATTCGATGATGATACTTCTATACTATCTAACGCAATTGATTACTTAAACGGAGAAAAATAATGGCTGATCTACAAGATGTGATCCCTAATATCTACGAACACTTAGAAAAACTTTCAGACGGTACACCTCTTCCTGTAACTCAGGGTGACATTGACTTAGTTGTAGGCAACATTCGCAAGGCGCTTATCTCTTGGGCTATACCAGAGAAACGGAATCGTGACTTCACTGTTCGTATGTCTAATGTTGGTAAGCCTGAACGACAGTTGTGGTTCGAGAAGAACGATGAGAATATTTCTAAGTCTATTGATGGCCCAACGCAGATTAAGTTCTTGTATGGTCATCTATTAGAAGAGATTGTCCTTATGCTTGTTCGTATGGCAGGACATGAAGTAACAGACGAACAGAAGGAAGTTGATGTCAACGGTATCCTCGGACACATGGACTGTAAGATTGACGGGGAGGTGGTTGATGTTAAGACTGCATCCCGCTTTGCCTTTAAGAAGTTTTCAGAAGGACGCTTACCACAAGATGATCCGTTCGGTTACTTGGGACAGCTCTCCGGTTACGAAAGCGCAGAGGGTACAAGTGACGGTGGCTTCCTTGTTATGAACAAAGAAAGCGGTGAGTTGTGTATGTATCAACCACGACAAGAAGATAAGCTTAACATTACAAATAAGATAGATAACCTTATCCCTGCATTAGAGCTTGACACTCCGCCTGAACTATGTTATGATCCTATACCTGATGGAAAGAAAGGCAACATGAAACTTCCGAAAGGTTGTAACTGGTGTAAATATAAATACGAATGTCACAAGGACGCTAACGATGGTGCAGGTCTACGGACTTTCAAATACTCAAGCGGTCTTACTTACTTAACCGAAGTTGTAGCAGAACCAAAGGTAGAAGAATACTTATGAGTGGTAAACAAGAGAAAAGAATTAGAGCACAAGCAAAAGCAATAACCGTTGAGTGGCTCAAGAGTTTGGTGAACGAAGAAGAAGCTTCTAAAATAAATATAAATAATTATAAGCAACGTATGCCTAATCAAACTCATTTTTATTTGCGAAGATGTATGAGGCTCCAGTCTTATAGTCTGAAGTGGGTGGTCAAAAGAATCAAAAAGATTTTAAAGTCTCAGCCATCCAAAGATTTAACAGCTATAAACTTGGAGGACATCAATGGAGTTTAATAAAGAAGACATAACTTTAGAAGCTTTAATAATCTCCGCAGGTTTGTGGTTACTTCAGAATCCAGATAAGAAAGTAGCTGACTTTGATACAGAATATCTTCTTAATCTTAAATTAAATTTAGATTCAACACTAGCTGAAATGCAAGGAAGCATCCATTGAATAAGTTCAACAAAATAAAAAGAGGCTATCGAAAGCCCAGAGTTAAGCGTCCAACTGAAAAGGATGTTCCTAAAGGTTACGACTCCAACTGGGAGTGTGAGCTGCATCAGGGCATCCTTGAGGATTGGAGCTTCCATGTGGATACAGTTTCGTATGTGGTTGAACATACATATGAGCCAGACTTTATTCGAGACATAGATGGTAAGAAGATCTTGCTTGAAGCTAAAGGAAGGTTCTGGGACTTTGCAGAGTACAGTAAATACATATGGGTAAGTAAGGTGCTACCATCTGACACCGAGCTTGTGTTTCTTTTTGCCAACCCTAACGCTCCAATGCCTGCTGCTAAACGCAGGAAGGATGGTACAAAAAGAAGTCATGGTGAGTGGGCAACCGCTAACAACTTCAGATGGTATAGTGAAGATTCAATTCCAGACAGCTGGATTAACCCAAAAAAGAGAGAGACTTTTGACGATGAAAAATAAAGCTTTTGATTCCGACAATATGCCAAGTATTGATTATGCAAGTCCGAATGACTGGGACAATGCTAGGAAGGCTATTAACTTAGCAGTAGATAACCCGCCTCATTACAACAAGGGTGCTATCGAAACAATAGATTATATTGTAGATGTATTAGGTGACTACGATGCAATCCACTATTGTCATGGCAACGTACTAAAGTACACTGGCTCTAGGCTGTGGGAGAAAGGTAAGCCCATTGAAGATTCTAGGAAAGCTATCTGGTACTTGAACAAAATGGTTGAGCTTATGGAAAAAACAAAGGGGGTCAACTGGTAAAATGGATGACTCTCGAAAAGATCAACGGCGTGATCGGTTTGATCGTAAGAAAAAATTCAATAAAGTTAAAACGTCTTCAAAGCTCAAGGCTGTTAGACGCAAGGAAAACAAAAACATTAAATCACAAATAGAGAGAGAAATATTAGAATGATGGATTCATATCAGCAGTACATACACAAGTCACGCTATGCCCGATGGCGTGAAGATGATAACAGACGTGAGACTTGGGAAGAAACAGTGCAACGCTACGTTAATTTCTTTGCTAATCGTGGGCAGATAGATGATAAAACAGCAGATATATTATATGATGCTATATATAACTTAGAAGTCATGCCATCCATGCGCTGCTTAATGACAGCAGGTGAAGCACTAGATCGTGACAACATGGCAGGGTTCAACTGCTCATACATTGCAGTAGATCATATCAGAGTGTTCGATGAAATCCTTTACGTCCTTATGTGCGGTACAGGTGTAGGCTTTTCAGTTGAACGTCAATCAGTAAATAAACTACCAGAGGTAGCGGAGGAATTCCATGAAACAGATACTACGATCCATGTTAGCGACAGTAAAATTGGTTGGGCTAAAGCTTTCCGTGAGTTGGTTAGTCTTTTGTACACGGGTCAAGTGCCTAGTTGGGATGTTTCGAAACTTCGTGGCAAAGGTGAAAGACTCAAAACTTTTGGAGGCCGTTCATCTGGAGCTGATCCTCTTGTCGCTCTGTTCCATTTTACTGTATCTACTTTTAAAGGCGCTGCTGGACGCAAACTTACTAGTATAGAATGCCATGATATTGTTTGTAAGATTGCTGAAATTGTTGTCGTTGGCGGGGTTCGTAGGTCTGCTCTTATTAGTTTATCTAACTTATCTGATGACCGTATGCGTCATGCTAAGTCTGGTCAATGGTGGGAGACTGATACGCAACGTGCTCTTGCTAATAACTCAGCGGTCTACGATGAAAGACCGGACTTCGAAACTTTCTTAGAAGAGTGGACAGCTCTATACAAATCTAAGGCAGGTGAGCGTGGTATCTTCTCTCGTAAGGCAGCTAAGAAGCAATCAGCTCGTCATGGACGTAGAGACATTGAGCATGACTTTGGTACTAACCCTTGCTCTGAGATTATCCTACGGTCAGCTCAGGTTTGTAATTTGTCGGAAATCGTTATCAGGAGTACCGATACATACGAAAATTTAAAACGTAAGGTAGAGATTGCTACAATTCTTGGTACATTACAATCATCTTTGGTTGACTTCCGATACGTTCGTAACATCTGGAGAAAAAACACTGAAGAGGAATGTTTACTGGGCGTAAGTATGACAGGTATTATGGATCATCCTGTTATGTCAGGTAAACAAAAAACAGGTGCGTGGTTTGATAATGCTAATATGTCTGACCTTCCTAATGTACTTGAAAGTCTTAAAGCTGTAGCTGTAAAGACTAACAAGAAATGGGCAGAGAGTTTAGGTATCAATCAGTCTACGGCTATTACCGCCGTAAAACCAAGTGGTACTGTATCGCAGTTAGTAGATAGTGCATCAGGTATTCATGCAAGGTTCTCTGATCAATACATTCGTACAGTTCGGAGTGATGGTAAAGACCCTATCTCAGAGTTCCTTAAAGACGCTGGTGTACCTTGGGAAAAAGATGTAATGAACGATGACAACTATGTGTTCTCTTTCCCTATCAAAGCTCCTACTGGATCTACAAGCGTTGACTCACTTAATGTACAGACCCAGTTAGACTTGTGGGAACTCTATCAGAACCATTGGTGTGAGCATAAACCTAGTGTGACCATCTACTACTCGGATGAAGAGTTCCTTGCAGCAGGTCAATGGTTATGGGATCGACTAGATAGTTGTTCAGGGATTAGTTTTCTGCCTCGTACAGATCATGTGTATCAACAAGCACCTTACACAGCTATTACACCTGAAGCGTACAAAGAAGCTTTAGCTAAGATGCCAACCTCTATTAACTGGGATGATCTGGGTAAGTTTGAAACAGAGGACACAACTACAGGAACGCAAGAGCTTGCTTGTGTAGCGGGACAGTGTGAGATATGATATTATGAAAAAAGAAGAAGGGAATCTTATATCGTTTAAACTGCTTCTTGACCGAGGAGGGGTTGTCGTTACTGAACTTAGCGGCATCCCCGACAAGGATCTATCAAAGGTTTTTAAAGGTGATGACTTGGTATTGATGAGGACTTTGTTGAGGCTGTGCAATGAAAAGCTACAGCCCCTACATCGTCAACTAGAAGAAGAGCTAGATGCCCTCAATCATCCTACCATTTAACTTTGTGTGACCAGTAACGAGCTGATAGTTTGCTAGGGTTAGAGTCTTGTGCATTATGTCTTGCATAGTAAGATTTCTTACGGGCTTTATCCTTAGCAGATGTCGGGTTTTTACCTGCACCTTTTACACCTTGTTGTCCAAAGCGTATAGTTTTGGTCTTATCCCCCACCTTTGCAACAACCACATGTGATTTGGTTGGATGATTAGGTGTTTTCTTTGGTTTATTATATCCTGATACACCTGCATTTTTTAACTTAGAATCTTTTTCTTTAGCCATTATTTTCTATGCCTCGCTGTTTTCTTTGCAATCTTTGCAGGCTGCTTACTGTGCTGCTTACCTGCTTTAGTATCTTTACGTTTCTTAGCTGACGTTGCAGCATACTCCTTAGAGCTTAGAGACTGTCTAGCCTTCTTAGGTAAATACCTTTCACCTGTAGCCTTCTTGCCTTGAGTGCTTGGCTTACCAGACTTAGTACCCCATTCTTCTTTAGTCCATTTCTTCAAAGACTTTTGTGGCTTCTTCATTGGCATTACTTGTAACCTCCTCCTGCTGCTTTATATTCTTTAGCAAGCATCTGAGCCTTTCTAGCAGACCATTGTCCGGCTTTACCACCTTTAGTTCCTGCCTTGATTTTATTAAATAATCTTTTACGCATAGTAGGCTTAGTGTAGTTACCTGCCTCATTTACTTTTGATTTAGTTTTTTTCTTAGCTGCTGCCATTGTTTACCTCTTTCCTGCCGGTGTAAAATAGAAACCTATTATAGCTCCCAGAGTGGTGATTGAGACAAGAGATATATGTCCAGTAGTGATGGCTGTAGTAATCCCTTGTTCGATTGGCATCTTATAGAGTCCCCACAGGATGCTGATTTCTTTTGTTTGCTCTGGTGGGATGAAGGTAACAAGCTCGACTGTTGGGTAGATGGTACAGAGAATTGAAATTGTGGCAAAGTTGAGCATCCCGATAAGAGCAATAATCCTACGAGTAGTACGGGTAAATATAGTTGCTTCTGGGTCATCGCTTGCATCTCCAAATATAGCCTTTTGAAACTCAAGATCAGCATTCTTCATTTGCATATCTCGAATTAGTTCTCGTTTAGCCTCTGCTTCCTTGGCTTCGTTACGAGCCTGTACAGCCCCACCAAGGATCTTTAACATCGAACCCATGCCTGTAGCGCCAAGGGTTGATAGAAGCATTGTAATTAATCCAAACATATTAAACCTCTATAGTAAAGGATTAGATTTCTTGCTAGTTATTTTCTCAACTTTTGAACCGAGCTTTTCAAGTCGTCCTTCAATTGCTTCAACTTCTGTTTCAAGGACTCGAATGTCTGATTCAATTTCGCTTGTGCTTGGGATAACAATCCCTGAAACTTTGTCAGCTGTGTTTTCAATTTGTCCACGCAGCTCTTGTATTTCAGTGCCAATATGTGATATATCATTATCTTCAATCCTCACTTCTAGTTTAGTTAAACGTGACTCTAGTAATGTGCTATCTGTAGAAGCTTCTAAGGCTGCTACTTTTTCTGTTAGTGTTCCGTATCCTACTGCTGCACCGCCGATTGAACTAGCAATACCTATCCATAGTGCGACTTGTTCTGGTTTCATCGTGGTATAATCTCCAAAGTCTGTTGGGCTTCAGCAGAGTAGAGGAAATACATTTCACTTTCTACGCCTACATTATGTTGGTTCCAATCTAAATTAAGTTGTCGTACATTTAAACTATCAATTGATACAGCAGTGTTTGTAAAAAAATCCATTACTGTATTTGTAGCCATGAATGACGAAGCTATTGTATCAATAACAAACGAGTCTTGTGCATAGCCCTCAATCATATTCTTTGTCATACTTGCTTCTAACATGCCGTCAATACTTGTGTTAAACTTCTGGCGGCTTGATTCTTTAATAGCTCTCAAGTCATTCTCAGTAGCGTAGGCTTCAGCATTAATCTTAGTTTGTTGATCACCTTCCACGAGCATCTCAGCTATGTTAGTTACTGCCGCTATCTCGCTTGCTGCTTCGATTAGAGTCTCTTTCTCACCCTCGTAGGTGTCTTGCTCTAGGTCAATCATATCGTTAAGCAGGACGGCTGTCAAAGCCTCTGGAGTGCTGTTCACTAATCCATCAGCATACGCTTGGTTAAACACATCCATCTGTGCCGGTGTCAGCTCGTAGCTAGTTCCGTCATCGTTGTTGTAGATAATTGTGTTGCCGTCTAGCATAGATTCTTGAGTCCATTGAATATACTCTTGAATGTTACTCGTTATTACACTTGTAATCGTACTTGTGGCGCTTTGTAGCCCTGTCATATCGAAGTCGTTGTCGTTTGCAATTAGTGGAGTTGACAACGATAGGCTGATCAGGGACATACTTAGGGTTTTGGCTATAGTATTCAAGGGCTTCTTCTCCTATTTTTCCTTTAATGGGACATGGGGTTTGTGCGTTTCTCATAGCCCACCAAACTCGTGGGTCTTGGCACATAATACTTGTTGCTGCTACCTTTAAACCTAATGATGATAACTGGCGTGATAACTTTAAACGCTCACAGTTGGTATCTATCTTCATCCTTGAAGCACTAAGTCCTATTTGAAGTGTCTGCATTCCTGCACCAGATGTAACAATACAAGTATCTGTTTGGTACGTTGGTGTAGAAGGAGCTACTGCTGTAGTCACTGGCATCCCTTCTTGGTTTACTGTAGTCTCTGTAGTTGTTGTAATTGTTTCTGCTTGCTGATTAGTTCCAAAGTCTCCAACGGTTGCTTCACTAGCCTGCGTGAACGGACTTATAAGAATTAAAAGCGTTGTCATTATCTTCTTCATCTGTGTGTAGTACCTCTATTTTAACTACCCAACTTGCAGGTATTGCAATGTGAGCACCACCCTCCTTGAGTTCATCGCCTTCAACAATCCTTGAACGCATTACAATTAATTTATTGTCATCTTGATGGACTAACCAACCTACCTCTTGACAAGTAGCTGTCTCATGTGCTACAATATCTTCTATAGAAGTCCAACACCCATCACTATCCTGTGCATCCTGCCAAGTTAAACGTACCATTGGTAGTTCATGTATGTTCATTAAGTCTCCTTTAAGTACCTAAAAGTTTTATAGGTTTTTTAATTAATCCACCTTTAGTCCTTTTAACTAGATTGTTTGTATGAAGCGTAGTTTCTAAACCTTCTAATTGTGCTAGAGTTTTATTGACACCACCTACAACTCCAATGCTAGTTGCGTTTAAATTTTCCGTGTTTAAATAATAATTATTTTTAAAAGTATGTTGACTTTCTGTGCCGCTTGAAGAATAGTGCATAGCAAAAATACTAGAAGAAGTCGATCGAAACTCAGGACACATAAAAGTATTTTCTTCTACATTAACGTGTGAAGTATCGCTAGAGCCAGAAAGAAATAGACAGGTATGTAATTCTCCAATGTTAAAAATATTTTTTCTAACCTGAACAGGATTACTAGAAGTACCTACATTTAAAAATTCTATTGCTCTAGCTTCACTATAAGAACCTGCACCATCTCTACCCATATTATCGAATACATTATTTTCTACAGTTACAGAACCTTCACCGCCTCGTTTTAAAATAATACCGTCAGGAAGACCAGAAATAAAATTATTTTTAATTTTAATAGTTTCCATAGGAGATTTAGTAACTTTAATAAAGCTACCTTCAATAGATGATTCTCTTATAAGGTCGTTAGTAGCAACAATAACATTACTATCAACATTTAACACGCTACCTGAAAAAGAAGAAGCTGTGTCTAGTGAGGCAGTACCTGAAAGTTCAACGAACATACCCCTAGTATCATTTCTAATAGCTATATTACTTGAAATATTTAAAGTTTTTAAATCTCTATTAACATGACTAGGATCTACGCCCGTAGCACTATTAAATATTTTTATAATATTTTTTAAAGGGCCTACATCTTGAGTAGTTACACCCGCAGCAGGATTTATTTCAAAAGAATTATTTGATACAACTATATTATTTATATAATCTAGTTGAATTAAATCACCATCAGTATTAAAAGATGATAGATTATATATAAATTTATTATCTTCTAGTTTTACTGTAGAATCTACAGCATAGTTGTTTGGTTTTGCAATAAACAAAAGTTTATCCGCATCGTTAGCTGCCATAAGTGTAGGGCTTGTTACATTAATAGTATTATTTTTAATAATAGCTAACCCTTTTAAAGTGTTTATATGTATACATCTTCTAGAATGGAAATTAAAAGTACAATCGCTTATTGTAACATCACTGCCTTGAATAGCCGCTGATCCGAAATAAGTACAACCAACAAGCAAATCTACATCCCCGTCATCCTGAGTAAACGTACAATTTTTTACATTTGTATTAACTTTGGTTGCTGCGTTTGATGCAGAATCCATTCTTATAAAAGCATTTCCAACCTCATTTGATCCATTATTTTCAAACTGAATATTTTCAATAGTTAATGTGATTTCATTTCCTGTATTATTAGCTATAGAAACTAAAGAACATAAATACTGTACGTCATTTACAGGTTTAAAAATTACTGTTTCTCCTTCGTACCCTTTAAGATTACAAGCTTCAGCAAGTCCAGTTAATTTAAGTTGGTACTGAGTAGTATTATCAGTATCAATTTCAGTATCATATGTACCAGCCCTAAAAATAATAGTGTGTTGAGTTGCTGGATTTATAAAATTACTAAGTGCTAATACCTGAGCAACAGTTTGAACAGGATCACTGATAGTTCCTGTACCTCCTGATGTACCATTTTTAGCTATATAAAAATCAGTCATAATAACTCCTAAGTTGCAGAACGAGTTTCACTAATATAAAACTTGCTTGTACCTATACTTGTATCTAATGTTCCATCACTTGCCGCACTAATCGTAAAGTAAGGTAAAAGAACAATCTCTTTAATTGTGTCTGCTGTAAAAGTTTCAATAAGAACAAAGTCAGTGCCGTTTAAGCTACCATAAAGAGAAACATTAGCATCTCCTTTTTTAACTTGTATAACGCCTTGACCGCCAGCCTTGCGGAAGTTTGGTCTATAATGAGCTGAGTGTGTTAATTCTGTTGCCATGATATGTTACCTCTGATTGATTATACTTACTGTGATTTGTTTCGGTTGTGTTGCAGTTTATTCTTCTACTAAACCACCTTCAGCAAACTGCGGAAGACCTTTTAGTATATCGTCTTTCATTTCTTGTGTAAGGTTTAAGAAGTATACAGGCTCTTCCCTAGAACCAACACCACTAAGAGATACGTTTTCTATTGAAACCTCTTCATTATACTTTTTACCAAAAGCTTTTAAGTGTTTAAGATATGCACCATCATATTTTTCACCTAGACCTTCTTGATCTCCTAGTCCAGAAGATGAATATCTTCGTGCTTGCTGCTCACCTGTAGTCAAAGCAATGGCATCCTTCCCTTGTTCAGCAGCTTCAATTAAAGCTTTGTTTATGCTTAACTTATGCCAAGTCTTTTTAAACGGTGCTTCAGGAACAGGTGTATCCTCTTCTACATCGTCATTAAGATACTTCTTATAAGCGCTTTCTACACTAGGGTCTGAATCTTTTAATTCTTCGATAAAATCTTTCTCTAGTTCTTTCATTTTTAAATAAACAGCATTAGCTTTGTCAGGATCATCAACGTAGTTTGGATTATATATATTTGTATATGACGCTAGTTCCTCTTCTAACTCTAAATTTTTAATTTTATAGTTTGAAAACCTTTCAGCAAAACCACCAGTTTTTTCTTTAGTAAGACCCAGTGTAAGTAACTCCTCTATTACTTCTCTAGTGTCCTCGGCAAAGTCATCAGCTTCTTCCATTAAGTCTTCTGCATCGTCATAGTCTTTAGCAAAGCGTTTTGTAAACTTACTATAAGCTAAATCTCTATACGCACCTGATATTTCTTCTGCTTGTTCTTCAGTATAAGAAACAGCATTGCCTTCATAACCGCTTTTACTGCTTTCATAACCGCTTTTACTTCCTGCCTGATGATAATCAGATTGAACTTCTTCAATTAATAAAGCTTTTTTATTTGGATCTTTACCACTAAAAACATCTGACACTCTTAAATGTGCAATAACTTTTTCTGGATCTTTATCAGCTTGTCTTGCTGCATTGTTCCAATGAGTATTTTCAAACTTCACGGAATTTAACTTTTCATTGTTTGTGTTTTCTGGAATATTAATTAAAATTTCTTTATAATTTTTAGGCTTGCCAGATAAAGTGTATTCATCGTATTCAGTTTCAAACTCTCCATCTACTTGCCCTTTAATTGTATTTAATTCTATTTTAGAATTTGATACAAGTTCTTGTACTTCTTCTTTAGAAATTTTCTTAACATCTTTAAGTTTGTCAGCAACGCCTGTAAATTCTAGCTCGTCTGATGTTACCTTCTCACCCTTCTTGAGATCATTAATAAATCCTTGACCTGTTCCTTCTTTACGTTTTAGGTTTAATGCTGCCTTTTCTAAAGCACTATAAAACCCTTCAGTCATTTTAGGTGCAATTGCTTTAGACACAAGACTTCCCAAATTCTTTTTAACTCTAGGTTCTTTTTTATTTTTAAGAGTTTGTAATTTTTGAACTATAATAGCTGAAGCAAACAAAGCATTAAGCTTATCATCATTCAATAACTTGCTTCTTAACTCCTCTTTACTCATGCTATTAAGTTCATCTAATGTATAACCCGCAGCCGCCGCAGACTTAGGGCCAAACTGTCCTTGCTTTAAAACACTTTTAGCTGAAGGATAAATAACTTGGAATAAACCTTGTGCTTTTCCTGAGCTAACTTGTTTTGACTTAGATAGATGACCTCCAGAGCTTTCTATCTTAGAATAGTCAATTAGTCCCTGCTCAAGTTCAGCAGGTGTTAGACCCATATCCATCAGTTCATTAGAAAACGCACCACTATTTGCAGCATATTTAGCTACATTTTTTACTGTGTCAGTTACTTCAATGTTCTGTGCAGCATCATACTTTGAAAGAAGTTCTTCAAGTGGCTTATCTTCAGCGTTATATTTAGTAGCCCATAACATTCTATCAATATTTGCTACTTTCTTCTTCGGCAACATTATTTCTTGATCTACACTTATCTTATCTGCATCTTTAATTTTATTTAAAGCTACAAGTGTTTGTACATCTGTATTGTTTTCCGCAGCAATCTTAGTTAGGGTTTCCCCCTTTTTAACATTGTATAAAAGACCGCCTTCATTAAACATCATACGTTTGTCTTGCTGATCAAACTTACTAGCGTTTACATTTTTATACTGCTCAGGGCGGAATAGAATATAAGAAGAGTTTGATTTTTCACCTACCAAAGAAGGCTCCACCATGTTTCGATACTTAATAGAATCAAAGCCCATATCTTCTAAAAGACCTTGTAGCTTCTTAGTCAAAGCAACATGCCTAAAGCTTGTATCGAGTATCTGCTTAGAGCTGTCAAAGATTTCAGGGATCTTAGGAACCTCAAGAGCTTCTCCGGCTAAAGCATTTAAACGATCTTCAAACTTCTTAGGGATCTTCTTGCCTAATCCGTTTCTAATTGCATCATACAACTGGTCATACGAAGTAGTAAGTAGATTTTCTGCTGTCCAGTTTGAAGCATCAGTATCAAACTCCAAAGGATTCTTGACATTGATAAACCCTTTTGTCATGCTTACAGGAGGCATACGACTAGATGGCGCTAAGTCCATTGAACCCATGTAGTCTAAATCTTCTTGAGTCATGTTCTCAAAGTCAACATCTTCCATTGTGGTTTCTTGTCTACGAACTACTTCATCACTAAAGAACTCATCCATCTCTTTATTTGTAACTTTGTTTTGTCCTGTTGAAGGAATCGCTAACTCATTCATAGCTCTATTATCATTAAGAGACTTAGCCATAATGTACTGAGCTTGACCTCTAGTACCTACATGTACACCCATTTCACGGGGTGAAACAAATGCTACTTCAAAGTCTTTCTCTCCAAAGTCTGAGATGCCTCTAAACATTGGCTCTTGTTCCTTTGAAGAACCTAAGAAGTCGTCAAGGTTTTTAAGTCTTTGATCTTCTGGAAGCAGATCTACTGCATCTTGGCCTGTCATTTTTTGAGGTGCATCTTTCTGCATAGCTTTTAGAGAAGAGATTAAGTCAGGATTGTCCGAGTTATTAGCTATGTAGTTAGCTACGATTTTCTTTTTACCTTCAGTAGTAACATTAGTAGCAGGAACAAACTTATCGTTTCTAGCAAAGATGTCTATAACATTATCAAACTGTTTAACAGCTTCTAGCTTTTCAGGATCAGCTAGAGTACTGATATAAGAAACAGTTTCAGTTCTAATATCACCAAGAGTTTTTTGAATGTCTGCAAACATAGATTGTGTTGGGTCTACAGTTTCAGCTAACTCAGCTTGGTAGTCAAAGTTATCTATCTCTTCTTCGGTATAACCTCGTGAACGCTGAAAGTCTTCGCCATATGTTTCAGACTTATCAGACTTTTGAATAGCTAAAGTTTCCTCAGAGTAAGGTTTAATGTTTTGATCCTTTTCTCTTAAAACAGCTTTAATACTTGTAGAAATATAACTTTCTAAATTTTCTAAGCCACCTGCTTCATCTATTCCAAAATCATCAATGCCTCCAAAATCAGCATAATCAGGATCATATGTTTCATTAAAAGCTGGAACTTTATTAGCTTCAGTTAAACCTGTTTCATCTTCAATTTTTTTAGCGGCTTGGTTTATTACTTTAGGATCTAAAATACCATCAGTAGCCTCGTTAATAGTTTCTGCTATGTAACCAGAAAGCTTTTTAGCTACAGCACCACCTATTGCAAACCCTTGACGCTCTACTTTCTTAGGATCTAGTTCATCCATAAAAGCAGAACCGGCTTCATAGTTGTATGGCAATCCAGTATATTTATTTATACGCTCGTCAGGTTCAGCAGGCGCATTAGGTACTTTTACTTCACCACCTTTAAGAAACTGCTGGCGCTGAATATCATATTCAAATTCTGGAATAAGACCTTTTAGATCTTTATCTTTTTCACGAAGCATGTCTCGGTACTTACGCATGTTCTCAGGGCCTGCTATTGTACTACCTGCTCCAAAGAAAGGAACTTTTGTACCTAGAACTTGGTGATACTTACCATAAGCTAAACCAAGAACATCAGAAGCAATGGGGCCAAAGGGTGCAGTAGCGTATCCAGACACTGTGCCTGAATATTTTGCAGCATCTGAAGCTCTTTGTAAGTTGTCAAAAAGTAAACCGTTACCACCCCAACGCTTAATAGCACTTAATCTAGCTTCCGTAGGCGTAACATCTCTTTCGCTTTTACCATCACTTCTAAAGTAATTAGTCATGCGAGCTGTTTCAGTCATAAGTAAACCTGCTAATGCAAGCCTTGGTGCGTTCCTTTTTGTATCTTTAGTTACAGCCTTCGCAGCTCCTTTAAGAACTGTGTTTGTAAAAGCTGCGGGATAGCCCAACAACTGAAAAGCTATTGAAGTCTTAGGGTTTGAATGCAGTAAAGGTTTAAGTCCTGACATCGCAGAAGGCTGTAAGATTACAGAGTTTGTATATCGTGCAGCACCGCCAAGCATCTCATCATAAAACTTGTCTGTGTTTTTAGCTCCACCGTTTACCCACTCAACACCTTTTTTATAATCAATGTTAAGTTCGTTTAATTCACCTATAAGAGTCTCTATCTTAGCAGTGGGCGGTTGATTACCATGAGCTGCAATAAGGTCTAAGTTTTCTCGAATAAGATTTTTACCACTAGCAAACGAAGCAGTCTGAACAAACTTTGTCCACTGGTCTAGGAAGTTCATACGGAAGAATTTGTTACTTACATTCTGCATAGTTTCAGAAGCAAGATCTTCTCCAGCTAAACGGTTTCCGATTTGAGCCTGTGCCTGTTCCATTGCAATACCAAAGCTTTTCATTTCACGGAAAGCTTCAGCGGCTGTTAAGCCATGACGGTTTTTAAGTTCACTGTGGAGATCACCTGTAGCCTTTTTAAAGCTAAGTTCAGAAGCTTCTTTAAAGCCCTTTACAGAATTTAAAACTCCAGACTTACCAATATTAATAAATACTTCTGTTAAACTACCAATAGTTGCAAGAGGAAGTAATGCTAAACGTGTTCCTAAGGTGTAACCATCAGCAGCCGTTTGCATTTTAGATCCATAACGCCCCATGTTTTCGCCAGTAGCAGAACGGTATAGCTCTCTAATCTGCTCTCGTTCTTTTTTATCAAGAGTCTTGCCAGAGGCTTTCATTTCTTTTACAATAGGATTAATCCAGTTGTTTATAAACTCTTTCTCATTAGTAGCTAACAATACTTTTTTCTTAGCTAGAGCTTTACCAGCTTGGAAGTTATAATCTAATGTAACATCCATTAAGTCAGTGTTTAAAAAGTTTACAAATGTTGCGTCATTCTCAAACTTAAACTTACGTTTAGATGCAAAGAACTGTCCGCCTGTACCACCGTCTAATTGATTTTCAATATCCAACATACTGTCAGAAATTCTTCGTGCCTCTGTTAAGTCTTTAGCCTCGCCAGAAGAAAGAAGTAAATTATCAAAAGAATCTTGATCCGACTCAATAGCTTTACGATTCCACATGCGGGGTATATAGTTATCTATTTTATTTGCTATAATTCCTTCTGAGTACAGTTGATCGCCAATGTTTTTAAACAAGCCTCGTATTTCTGTAGCTGCTTTCTGGATATTTGCAGGAGCACCTCTCATGTCGCCACGAATAGCTTTATTTAACGCATCATTAACCTCATCAGATATATCACCTTTAATGGTGTTTAAAGCTAAAGGCTCTACGATTTCATTATACTTGCGATTGAAGCCACCTGTTAATGCTGCCGCTGCTTCAGAAAAATCCATGCCGATTCTTTCTTTTGTTTTACCAAAGCCTTCAGCAAACTCGTGACTTAAACGTGATTGAAGTGTTTTAGCTGTTTTAGAAAACTTAGTGTATGGAGTAAGAACACCAGCACTTTTACCAAACACATTACCAGTTAAGTCTGTTGCAGTTTTCCAAATACCAAAAGCTATTTTACTTTTTATTACTTCGCCTGTTGCGCCTGATTTTAATGCGCCAGTAACAATAGTTTTAAACTCTTCCTTTGCTACATCGCCACCACCAACTTCTTCTACAAAATCATCTGCTGCTTTGTTGACATCTTTAAGATCAAGCACAGAACCTTCAGGGCCTTCTAACAAACGGTTAGTAGCAGTTACAACAGCTTCACCACTTGCAGGAATCCACTCGCCTTCTATACCTTCGTTGTATAGCTCTATACCTTTACTGTCACTAAGCTGCGGAACTTCGTTTAAATCTTTATCTAAACGCTTTGATGCGTATTTACTTGCCACTTTACCCATGCCGTATGCAAGGCCACCACCAATAACTGCACCTGTAGTTGCTGCTACAGCTGTCTGACCTAAATTAATACCTTCTTTACGCTCACCAATTTCAATCTCAAGGTCTTGCATAGCTAAGTCTTGAACGCCTGTAATAGCGCCTGTATAAGCTGCTGTGCTTTTAACTGGGTTAGCTGCTGCTTTCTGTAAGGCTTTAGATAAGCCCGCTTTAGCACCAGTGCGTACTGATGCACTAGCACCTGCACCACCAATACCTCCAAACATTACAGATAATACAGTTGGAATAGTTTCAAAGTTTGCAAGTACATCCATGCCGTAGTCTTTAACAGCGTCAAGCACTTCATCAGTTCCAGTTACTTCTGCACTTTCCCACTTTTCTCTAAGGTTTCTATAAGCAGCCTTAACCTCTTCAGGAGCATCTTTTAATGCACTAGCTTTACCAGCCACTGAAGTAATACGCATAAAATCATCACGCATCATTTCAGCGGGGCCTTGATCACTGTCCATCATCTTAGTTAAGAAGTCTTGATTCTCTCCCAAGTAAGATGTTAAAGTATCATAGTCTTGAACAACCTCTGGATTGTTTTCAAAGTTAGCTATGTTGTTTAACTCATAAGATGATATTTGATCTATTTCTGAATCACTTAATAAAGTTTCATCGGATACGTCCTCGAAGTTACTCATTCGAGAATGTATTTGTTCCATCCTACTTAATAAGGTATCTGACATTAAAGAGCTCCACTTTTATCAGCTAAGAATTTTTCTTTTTCAGCTTTTGATTTCAATGAATCGTATACTAATTTATCTGTAGCACTTAAACCGTTAATTGCTTTTTGTTTTTGACTAGCAGATTTAAAAGCTTTAACAAGTTTATTAGTCCTTGCTTGCTTTCTACTATCTGAATCTAGAATACTTTGTCCACCCACAGCATTAAAGATCTGTGTTTTTTGGTCAAGGTTTCCAGCCAAAGCAGCTTTCTGTTTAGATGAGTTTGTTCTAAAGTGATACTTCAAAGCTTTATTAATTTCATCTTCAGTATATGTTTTAGGAGTAGCTACAGGTGTAGTTGATGTTGATACAACAGGTTCTGGAACTGTAGGTGGTTCTTCAGATCCTTTAAGAATATTCTCAAGCGCCAGTGCAGCTTCTGGTCGTTCTGCAATTAAAGTACGAAGATTTTTTGTAGCTTCAGTGCTTAGTCTAGAATCATAAAGAGAAATATTTTTAGCATAATCAGCTAATAAAGCTTTTTTAATTGCCGGACTAAAGCTAACAGACGTAGGACTATTTTCTTTAATATCTAAAATAGCCATGTAAGCTACCATAGGATGATAACCGTCTTTACCTGTTAAGAGATTATTTTCACCCTTAGTAGTTGTTCCCCAGCCCTTTGTATCTATCATTGTTTTAGTATTGATTACGTGCATCTTAGCTGCCAATACTTCAGATTGCTTGGGTTTTAGTCCCATACCTGTTAAAGACTCTTGAGTTATAAAAATTTTTGCATACTGGTCATTAGCAACACTTAAAACTCTATCTTCATCGGTAGCATCTTCAACAAGTAAACTATTATATTTACCTAAAATATCTCGGTCTTCTTGAGATAAAACTTGAGCTGTAGAAACTTTAATTTGTTCTATTTGTTCGGGTTTATTTTTAATAGCAAGAGCAGCTGATTGAGTATAAGTTAAATCAGTAGCTGTTATTTCGTCTTGAGTTTCTAAATCTATATATTTAGGAACAGGATTATTTTTATATTTAATTTGTCTAACACTTTTTTCTACTGTCTTAGGCTCTCCAAACTTAGGTTTTACAAGAGTTTTTACAGTTACAAGTTCAGAACTTTCAATCTGCAAAGGCATTCCACCAGCAGCTGCTGTCCACTCAGCTACTTTCTCTTTAGATCTAAATGGAGACAAGCCTTCTCTTCGTAGCTCTCCATAGGCTTTAACACCTCCGGCAATGTTCATAAGCTCTTCAGATTCTTTTAAACTATTATCTAAAGGATCTCCACCTTTCTTAAACAACCCTTTAAACTTGCGATAAAGCGTAGAGCCTATATCAGTTCCTCTACCAGCAACTAAAGCTTTGTTATAAGCCTCAGCTCCGTCTTCACCTACACGCTCTATTAATAGCCTGTCTTGGTCAGCAGAGTCTGCATAAAGTTTTTGTAGTTGTTTACCTGCCTCTACGCTTTCGTTGTAAAGAAGTTGAGCACGTTGAGTTGCGCTATATGAGTCGGGGATTGCTCTATTAAATGCAGTTGTAATCTCTGCCGCAGCTTTAGCCCGATAGTATTCTGCTTCGCCGCCTTCGTAAGAAAGAGCTTCTTGACGTTGGCTATTACGATCAGTAGCTCCGTTTACCGCAGATTTAAACTTAATATTATTCTGCAATAACTTTTCTTGGTTTAAGAAATTTTCTGTAGATTGTCTAACCATAGTATTGCCAATAGACAACAGAGCTTTTGCACCATAACCGTAAAGCAAATTCTTTCGTTCACGCTTACGTGCTTCTGAAGCCATTCGATCTCGATCATTTTTAAATGCTCTATACTGATCGTCTTTTCTTTTACGACTTCCAGCAAGCATAGAACTAGCGTAGTTTGTAATATCTTCTCTATTTTCCATTATGTTTTACCTTTAAGCTTGTGGAGGGGCCATTAAACTTTCTTGTTCTGGAGCTGGCGCTTCTTCAGGAGCTGCCTCAGCTTCAGGTGTAGGAGCTGCTAAAATACTTTCTCTGTCTGGTAAATCTTCTAGCTCTTCAAGCATTGCAGGAGTTACAATGTTCTGCGGAATATTTCCAGACTTTGCAGATTCTTTCATTTCTCTAATTCGTTGCTCTTCAAAACTTACACCTAAAATTTCTTCAGTATCATCTTTATCATCTAACTGTCCTTTGTATATTACTACCTCAATGTCTGCTCTTTCTGCTAAAGCAATGAGCATGTAAGCAGTAGGCTCAATAAGCATCAGCATTAAATCAGGGTTCCATAATCCTCCTTGAAAGCCTTCAGTAAGTAGTGCCTGTGTTATAGTCATAACAGGTACACCTTGATCTAAAGTCTGCATCAAACCAATGTAAGCTTCAGGCTGAATCATTTTAACCCAAACAAATTCAGCTGCTACATGCACATCTGTAAACTTAGGCGCTTGTTCAAAAGGCGCAGGATTCTTTGGATCATTTGTTAATGAAGATCCTGCAACTGGTCGCTTTCTAGACGCTGCTTCTTTTTCTAACTGTTCTGCAATATCAGACATTATTTAATACCTACCTATACGTTTTGAGGTTTATAAAGTTGACTCATTCTTTGACCGTACACATTTGACTGTGTTGCATTATAACCCCAGCTACCGCTTCTAGGTTGATAAGGTCGCATAAACTGATCTGCACTTAAAGTAGAAGAACGAGACTGGATAGTATTAGCTTGCACTACATTACCACTAGCATAACCCGCATAAGAGCTTCCGTAGTCTGGAACTTCTGGAGCTTCTGGTTCACCATATAGCTTGCCTCTGACTTTATCTGAAACATATTCAGTAAGTAAAGTTTCAGGCGCATCAGTAACTTCTTTTATTGCTAAATCTTTAGCTGCTCCGACTCCACGCTTAATAGATCTCTTAGCTCCTGCTAAGCCCCTTTGAAGTAAGCTAGGTGCTGCGTCTAACCCTACAGCCTCACCTAATGTTTCTTTACTTAAACCTATCGTGCTTTCTAAGTTAATTGGCTCTGCCGTTGCTTTAGCAACATTGCTTGACAAGTCTATAGAAGAAGGGCCTAAGTTATCTACATCAAAAGGCGTTAAATCTATATTTAAAGCAGGGTCACTTTTAGCCGCAGAATCAAAAGCTTTAGTTAAAGCATTAACATCTTCTTGTGTTTTAGTTAGGTTTTTAAATTTTGATTTGTCCCCAAAGCTTTTATCAAAAGCAGAGTTAGGGCCAAAGAAATTATCAGAAGCTCCTTTAGCATCTAACCCTAATTTTTTAGCTGCTGTGCCAGAAAAGTTATTAATTGTATCAGCAACACCTGTAGTTATAGTTCTAAAAGTGTTTACAGCTGTGTTACCTACATTTTTAGAAAACTCCATCAATGAAGAAACCCCTTGAGTTATAAAACTATCTTCCCCAAATAGAGCACTTGTACCTGCTACAAGCCCGTCAGCAAGAGCACCACCAATTCCAGGGAGTGCGTTGAGCATCCCTAACGTGCCGGTTACGGCCACCTCGCCAAAAAGTTTACCCGTATCATAAGTTACTTGTGCGATGTCTTTTCCAATGTCTAAAAATGCTTTACCAACGTCTTTAACAACATCCTTGGCGATATTAATGCCTGAACTTATAACCCCTAAAATACCCATAATATTTCCTCTTTAATTTATTCTGTATCTATTAAACCAATGCTTTCTAAAGTTGCAGCCAAGCTTTGAGCAGGCGCTGTTCCCGCTGCTGCATAAGCTGTGTCCGCTGCCATAGCCGCAGTTGTAAGCTGTACTATTCTTTGTTGGTTGTTTTCGTAATTATTGTTTGCAAACGTAGCCTCATCTTTAAGTTCTAGCCACAATTGATTTTGTTGTTGTAAGCTCATGTTAAAAGCGTTCTGTACATTCTGTCTATTTGCGTCATTGATAGCAGCTGTATCCGCAGTGTTTGCATTTCTACGCCATGTTAGATCACTTTGTTGGATTGTTTGTCTGTTAGAAGCATTCCATTGATCACGTTGATTTGCCATGTTTAAGTTAAACTGTTCTGTCTCAGAAGCAAGTGAAGCGTTAGCCATATCAGCTTTTAATTGATTGCCTGCGTTTTCTGCATTGACTTTGTTCTGTTGTTCTATATTAAACTTAGACATAGAATCAATAGAAGTAGCGTTATACTGATCTATTTGAGCACCTAACGTAGCCATGAACTGATCTGTTTGCATTGTGCTTTCAGCGTTAAACTGTGCTGTAGCATTTGCTGCTGCGGTATCAGATAAAAGAATCTGTTGTTCTTGTTGAGACTTTAAAATTGATGCTTGTTGTTCATTAGCTAAATTAGCTAAATCCATTTGCAAAAAGTTTTGAGCATTTGTAACCGATACTTTAGTTCGGTTGTCTGCGTTTGTTAAATCCATAGAGGCTTGGCTTGTAGCGTTCTGCAAGATAGCTGTGTTTTCAGCATTAAAGTTTTCTAACGTCATTGTCTGAGCAAACTTACTATTAACCAGCTCTGCTTGTTGTTTAGCGTCAAACTTAGCTAGATCAATATTAGCAACCGTTTGGGCATTAACTACAGCTCGTTGTTGGTCTACATTTAACTGTGCTACACCCATAGAAGATGCAATATCAGCTTGTGTTAGTTTTGTTTTTAAGTCAGCTTCCATGTTAGCTAACTCAGTTTGTTGTTGAGCTGTTAAGTTATCTGAGCTTGCTTGGTTAAGAGCTTGTAGGTTTGCTAATTTCATTTGAGCTTCAGTGCTCATGTTAGCAATGTCCATAGAGTTTTTCAACTCAGCATTCTTAGACAAAAACTCCGCAGCTACATTCATTTCTGCTAAACGTCTTTGATTCTCAGCACTCATGTTTTCGCTATTTACTTGAGCTTCAATCTCAAGGTTAGCGAGTTCCATTTGTTGTTGATTGCCTAGATTCAACGCCATTGTTTCTTGCTGGTTTCTGTTATTCTGTTCAGCAGTTCTTTGACGGTTTTCTAAGTTTTGTAGACGTACTTGTTGTTCTTGTTGTGCAGTAGTTATCACAGCTTCTTGTTTAAAAGAACTTTGAAGTTTCTTCATATCATTAGACAGTTGAGCTGTTTGAGATGCTGCTGTCTGTTGATTAGCTAAGTTATTCATGCGGCGTTCCATGTCTAACTTAGCTGTAGTAAGATTAGCTTGTTGTTGGTTGTCTAAGTTCTGTGCTGCTCGCTTCTGTAAAGCATTAGCATTATTTTCAGCAATAGGTAATGCACTCTGAATAATAGCATTAAATAATGAATCACGGCCAATGGTAGAAGATGACAAACCTCTTTTAGCTAGCATTGCGTTGGTTGCATCTACTGCTGGTCTAGCCCATACAGGAACTTTATTTTCTTCTAAAGAACCTAATAAGTTTTCCATCTGCGAAGACATTAAAGCTTCTGTAGGTAGTGCAGCTATAGCAGCTCTAACTTCTACAGGCTCCTTGTCTAATTGAGCTTCTACTTTTGCAGGGTCTTCTACAATAGCTTCTGCAATCGCAGGAGGCATATCACCAACTTCTGCAAGCATTTCAACTGCTGCACCTTGAGCTGCTTCACCTTTAACTGGACGATTCTGAACTGCTTCATAACCTAAAGTTTCTGTAATCTGTGCAGCTTCCATCGGCGTAAACGTATCATCTGTGATAGCTTCACGTTGTGCTGCTTCTGCCGCAGGTGTTGCAGCTACTTGGATCTTCTCACCTGTCACAGGATCTACCATAGACTTCGTAGAAACATCAAAACCTACTTCTTGTGCTAACGCTGCTTGTTCTGCTGCTGTGTCACGCTCGGCTACTCCGGCTCTCTCAGTGAGCGTTGCGTCAGTTGCAACG